AAATACAGTCTTCCACGATTGAATCCAAGATATCAGAAGTTGGGGCAGTAGTTTAATATTTGGGGCAGTAATGGGGTAGTTATTTTTTACTGCCCCAACCCTTAAACTGTTGCTGGCACTGGGTTGTAGTAGTATTTGGGGTATTGGGGTAGTAAATATTATAAAAGACATTAGAGACCTATCATAACCCTATACGAAACTGTACAAATATTGTCATAGGTCACCCAATATATAGGCATTAACTACCCCTTCTGCCCCAAAAGCTCTATAGTCCATACCCACATTGACTTGCAGCGTGGGGCAGTAGTGGGGCAGTACTACCCCAATTATAAAAAAATAAATATACAAATAGGAAAAATAATGAAATTTACAGACCTTTGCATCAAAAATAATGTGCGTTTATTACAAAGAGATATGAATTATATTTTGAAAAAAATAAAGGACATTAAGAAACAACGTAGAAAACACATCATGAGGCTATACGTTGAAACGTGGGTGGACGTGTTACCCCATTATGATGATCCAAACACGGCCCAAGAAATGAGGAGATTAGCGGCCAATAGTTATTTAAGTAGTGCTACCTAAATGAACTTCACCGACTACTGCAAACAAAACAACATCAAACTATTGCCTGATGATATTAAATTCGTGCGCAGTCGTATATATGGCCTTCCAAAACTTCACCGGAAGGCCGCTATGAAGAGATATGTTGAAATATGGGTTGAGGTATTACATAATTGCGAAAACGCCATAGAGGCTCAGAATAGGGCTAGAAGGGCAGCTAATTTGTATTTATTGGAGATGTAGATGAAGGGTCGCGTCAAATGGTTTAGCACCAACAAGGGATTTGGATTTATATTGGGTGACGACAAGAAAGATTATTTCGTGCATTTTAAACAAATCATGTGCGAAGGATTTAAAACGTTAGATGAAGGTGATAATGTTATATTTGAGGCAGGGAAAAGCGACAAAGGGCTTGTCGCTCTGAATGTTAAGCCAGATTGACTACAAAATGGCATAGAGTGCAAAAATAAGAATCATCAATGATGTAAACGTCATGAAGCAGGTTATTAGTTCGATTATTATTTTCATAATGGCAAAGACTCTTCGATTTGATTGATTAAGTCATCTATGGCATCTTTAGATGTGGCTCCTTGTCCTAAATGTTGCGGCCCTGCGTCTGGTGCGCCGTCATAATCGTCTGTAACCGCTGTATAATCCATATGTCTATAAGGAATTGGCGGACATTCGTAAGTTATGTGTATGGTGTGAAAATTGTCTTGGGTGTCTTTGTAAATTATCGGTCTCATTGCTAATCCTTAAACATTTGGCTAAACACAGTCATTAATCCCATGGATAACAGAAGCGATCCCCACCACTCCATGTCTAGGTTATTAGCAATGGGTATGGATAGGCAAACTGCTGCTATGTATGCATTAATTGTTTTAATCTTGATTTTCATTTTGAGCTTCCTGTTGTTTTCTAAAGTCGTATAATGTTTTTGCTGCATTGGTGAGATCTAGCTCCAGTGATTCTATTTGGTCAATGGTTAGGAGGCCTGCGGTTCTAAAGTAAACAATCCCTTCATTTTCAACCATCAAATCAATTTTATGATATATGTTCGCAAATATTCCTATATTTATTGCTATTTTCATACAAAATCACTCCTATTAACCCCATAAACATCATACCAATCTGTAACTGGTTCGTTTTCTTCTGTTTCTTGCTCGTCGCAGTAATCTTCTTGCATGTTTTCTCCTTGTTGGTGATGAAGGGATATTAAAATATCTATGGTGATATGTCAAGGACTTGATATATATATTATTGCTATTTGTGTATTATTTTCTAATATTGATTATTTTATGCGATTCATTACTGGCGCAGGTTTGTTTGGTTACCAACAGGCTTATCCACAGTTTTTGTGTATAATATCAAGTGTGTTATGATTTGGCTTTGTATTGGATGTTTTATGACTACGATTCGATGTGATTGTTGTAAGGGTAGGCGTACTCTTATAGGTATGGGTGGAATTATTCAAGACTGTTCGCATTGTTTGGGGGTTGGTCATGTTAAGATTAAAAAGAATGATAGCCAAGTGGATGCGCCGGTGGATGCGTCGAATTCGAGCGTTCGCGTAAGAGGTGGCCGTAGAAAGCATAAGGTGGCCGCGCAATAGTATATACTGGTGGTGAAAGATGACGCAAAAGAGAGCTGGAATAAGTCAATCTGATTTAGATGTTTTATTTTTGAGCTCCGTGCGTTATGCTCTTGGTCGTTGCACTTACATATCAGAGACGATGGCTGATATACTTACCAATAATAGAGCAGATATATCGCCTTGGGTTTTGCGTTCTCTTAAAAAAGAAATTAAAGATGCTATAGACAAGGGTCAGGCTGGAATGTCGATGGACATTGAGCAGTGGAATAGAATTTTAGAATTGTGATTTAACATGTAGGGGTTAGTTATGGCTGCTGGCAGACCGACTAAGTATACTGCCGAATTGGCGGAGATAATTTGATGGATCCATCGTCGAAAGGCAGATAAACAAAGGGTTGTAGGCGATGAGACTTCGGAATTATAAAAACGTAAATATCAAGGATTTAATTAAATATTCTTCAAATTCCCGCACACATTCTGATGAACAAATCGATCAGGTTTATAAATCTATTCAAGAGTTTGGCTTTACCAATCCATTATTAATTGATGAAAATAACGGGATTATTGCAGGGCATTGTCGGCTTGAGGCTGCAAATCGTTTGGGACTAGGTGAGGTTCCTTGTATTGTGCTTGATGGTTTATCGGAAGCGCAAAAAATTGCCTATGTGATTGCGGATAATAAATTGGCTTTAAATGCTGGTTGGGATTTGGATATATTGCGTGATGAGTTTGGTAAGCTTAAGAATTTTGATTTTGATTTATCGCTAACCGGATTTGGTATTGATGAGCTATGCGATATTTTCCCTGATGATGAGCCTGAAGTATTTTGTGATGAGGATGATTGCCCGGGTATCCCGGAGGAACCGATTACTAAGATTGGTGATGTTTGGTTGCTTGGTGAGCATCGATTGATGTGTGGTGATAGTACAAGCATTGATGCGGTTGATAAGCTGATGGCTGGCGTTAAGGCTGATATGGTTTTTACTGATCCGCCTTACAACACAGGCATGACGGCAGAGTCACAAAAAGGATCGGGCGGTCTTTGGAAAGGAAGTGGAAAATCAGGTCGTCTTAGCAATATGTTTAATGACGCTTATACTGATGATGAATGGCAAGAGTTTATGTCATTGTTTACCGCTCAATATTATATGATCATGAAGCCGGACTCGGTGGCTTATATATGTTTGGATTGGCGGCGCAATCATGAGCTTATACCTCATATTGATAAAGCAGGATTCAAACGTTCTAATCTTATAGTATGGGACAAAATGGTTCATGGTCTTGGCAGTGATTATAAATACTGTCATGAGTTCATCAATGTATGCAAGAAAGGAAAGCCGGAATTGCATACAAACCAAGGCGCTGAGAAAGAATATTATGATATATGGCATATACAGCGCAAAATGGGAACAGATAAAGATCATGCGACTAAAAAACCTATAGAGCTAGTTGAACGCAGTGTAAACCACTCAACAAATAAAGGTGACCTAGTGGTCGACCTCTTCGGAGGCTCAGGCTCAACCCTAATCGCATGCGAGAAACTAAACCGTAAATGCTATATGATGGAACTTGACCTCAAGTACTGCGATGTAATAATAAAAAGATACGAAAACTACACTGGCAAGAAAGCACAACTGGAGACAAATAATGCCTGATCCAACTCCACATCAACCAACAGAAAAAACACGCGCCGAGGTTGCGGCATTAAATAGTTTCGGTAATACACAAGAAGAAATAGCGTCCTATCTTGATATATGCGTCGACACGCTATACAAATATTACAAGTATGAGCTTAAGACAGCGGTCATCAAAGCAAATGCCAAGGTAGCACAATCGCTATATAACAAAGCCGTGAACCAAGACGACCTAGCCGCGCAAATATTCTGGCTTAAAACTCGGGGGCGATGGAGAACAGCGGATAGCTTGCCGCCAAATCAACCAAACACCGTCAGCGAAATATCCGAAGACATCATTAAAGAAAAAGAGAAAGCATATTAATGACCAACCACAAACTACAACCCCAAATAGACGAGCTGCGCAAAGACATTATGCAATTGCAAGAAGTGTTCGTTCATTTAGCTAATCGGCTTCACGAGTTATTGGCTGAAAAAGATGAACCAGTCAATTCATGATCTACGCGCAGACTTATGGGGAAGTTTCCTATTATTTACCCGTGTATTCTTTCCAAAAGTAACTGGGCGTGAGTTCGTTATTTCATCGCCTCCCCATAGAGAATCTCATTTTATAACCATTGCACGCGAACTTACACTTTGCGCTCGCATGCAAAATCCAAGTCTTATTATTAACGTGCCACCTGGTCATGGAAAGAGTGTTATGCTTTCTATGTGGGTGGCGTGGACTATGAGTAAATATCCCAATAGTCAGTATCTGTATATTAGCTATGGAAAGACTCTAGCGACAAAACATACGGAATTTATTAAGCGTATTATTAGTTGCCAGCATTATCGTGATGTATTTGGCGTGGAGATAAGGCACGATTCAAAGGCTAAAGACTTTTTTCAAACTAATGCAGGCGGCGCGGTCAAATCATTTGGATCTTCTGGAGCCATTACAGGGCAAGACGGTGGATTACCAAATTGTGACGATTTCAGCGGCGCGGTTATTATGGATGACATGCACAAGCCGGATGAAGTTCATTCTGATACCATCAGGCAAACGGTTATTGATAATTACAGAGAAACAATTCTTCAAAGACCACGTGCCCCAAATGTACCCATGGTTTTTCTTGGCCAACGACTGCATGAAGACGACCTTCCCGCCTATATGCTATCTGGAAAAGATGAAAGAATATGGAAGCCAGTAGTTTTAAAAGCCATTGATGATAATGGATTTGCTTTATATCCTGATGTTAACCCATTGACCCAATTAAAAGAAAAGCAAGCAAAAAACCCATATGTGTTTGCCAGTCAATTTCAACAAGACCCAATACCGGCTGGTGGCGCACTATTCAAGCCTGATAATTTTATTATGATTCCCGAAGAGCCCGAAATGATTGCAACGTTTATAACAGCGGACACAGCAGAAACAGCCAAGAGCTATAATGATGCAACTGTATTTAGTTTTTGGGGACTGTACGAAGTCATTGAATTTGGGCAACGTACAGGTCAACGCGCATTACATTGGTTGGATTGTGTGGAGTTACGCATAGAGCCTAAAGACTTGCGTGATGCATTCATGGATTTTTACAGCGATTGCATGATTCATCCTGTTAAACCATTGCTAGCGGCTATTGAGAAGAAGTCAACCGGGGTAACTTTGGTTAGTACACTTCAAGAGGTTCGTGGGTTACAGATTCGAGAGGTTAAGCGCACAAGAGCATCTGGTAGCAAGACTGAACGATTTTTGGAAATGCAGCCTGTTATTGCCGCCAAGATGATATCATTTACTGAGGGCGCCAAGCATGTTGAAATGTGTGTTAATCATATGATGAAGATCACGGCCAACGACACCCATCGCCATGATGACATTTGCGACACCGCATATGACGCAATTAAAATCGCATTAATTGACAAAAGTTTAAACGCAGACACTAAACAAACGAGCATAATTGCTGCTACTATATTGCAAAAACAGAAATCGATACAACGGGCTAGGAGCGCATTGTATGGCGGTAATCAATAAAACAGCATCAGATCAGATTGAACGAATAAAAAAGAACGTTCAGACTGCTTACGTTTATTTCAATCCAAACGCTAAACGCTTCCGTGAATTTAAACGTTACGTGTTCAAAGAATCAATTAACGAACAACAGAAAAGCGTACTACAAGAGCTCAATAGGCCACAGGTTGAATTTAATATATTAGAAGCTTACATCAGTCGCTTGTTGGGTGAATTTTCAAAACATGAACCAAGCATTGAGGTATCGCCATCCGAAGGGATACCTATACCACAACAAGTATTAGATGTGGTGGAAGGTCATATTCGCCATGCGATTTATACAGCCAACAAAGACGGCTTTAGTTATCAAATCTATAAAGATTTGTTGGCCGGCGGTTATTCAGTCGGCAAAGTGTGGACTGATTATTCAAGCCCCATGTCATTTAATCAGGAAATATTTTGGGATCGAGCGTTCGATCCAACCATGGTTGGGTTTGATCCAATGGCACGCGCCCCTCATAAAGGGGATGGTCAATTTAGTTTTGAAATATATCCAATGACTGAAGATGATTTTAAGCGTGAGTTCCCTGATGCCGAAACCAGCAACATAGGCTACCAGCGTGATATCGAAGGGTTTAACTGGTCATACAAAGACGCCCAGAACAATAAAATTATATTGGTTGCCGATTACTTTGAGAAAAAGAAAAAGAAAGCCAAAATAGTCAAGCTTGCTAATGGTCGGGTTATGCGCGTTAAAGATTATGAAAAGCTCATTGCCTATTGGGATAAAGAGCAGTTCTTTGAGCAAATTCCAGTGATTGTTGGTAAACGACGAACCACTATTCTTGAAACAATTTGTAGATATCGCTTTGTTCAAGATCAGGTTATTGAATACTATGAAACGGATTATACCTATTTGCCCCATGTGTTCTTCGATGGTAATTCAATTGATTTGACGGAAGGTACAGCTAATACGACCTATCAAATGACAAGACCTTATGTTTATCATGCAAAAGGTGTTCAAGACTTAAAGAATTATGCAGGTATCGCATTAGCTAATTTCCTTGAGAACATGATTCAACATAAATTCATTGTTAAGAAGGAAGCCATTCCACAAGAAATGGATTATCTGGAAGCATTGAATGATATTCAGCGGGCTAATACTGTCGTAGTGAACGCATTTAGCGAAAATAATCCAGATAAACCAATACCCGATCCAATACGAGAAATACAAAACTTGCCAGCACCACCCGAGGTAATGGGAACATTCCAGGTTACCGATCCTACCACGCAGACAATTTTGGGCAGTTTTGCGTCGAACTTAGGCAAAAATGACAACGATTTATCAGGTAAAGCGGTTATCGAATCATCAACTGTTGGGAATGCCGCAGCTATGCCTTATGTAGTAGGGTATCTAGCAGGATTAAAACAGATGGCAACTATTCACGTTGATTTGATGGCTAAATACATTGTTGGGAAAAGAACTATCCCCGTGACCAACCTATCTGGCGACACCGAATATCAAGGAGTTAATGGGCCAGGAGAACCACGTCTTGATTATGACGAACATGCGATTAAGGTTAATATTGAGGCGGGGGTTAACTTCCAAGTTCAAAAAAACCAAGCAGTTCAGCAAGTTATTGCGTTAATGCAAGCAAGTCCGGCTCTTGGGGAATTTTTCAATGATGAAGATGGTGGGCTTCCGATATTAGCTAAGAACTTAACCATATATGGCGCAGATGAGCTTCCAGAAGCTATCCAGAAATGGTCTCAGAAGAAAGCACAAATGCAACAGCAGGCTATGCAGGCACAACAACAAGCCATGATGCAAAACCCACAAATGATTCGCGCACAAGTAGACGCTCAGAAAGCTCAATCACAAGCCCAAACCGAACAGGCTAAATTGCAATTGGAACAGGCTAAGCTTGAAGCTGAACAGAATCAAGCCGATATTGACAATCAAATACAAATTGCTAAATTGGCTAATGAGAAGATACTGGCTGACGCTAAAGTTATGGAAGCCGAAGCCAAAATATCTCAGGCTCAAATTGATAGCGCGGTTCGTTTAGAAGAGAGTCAAACGAGTTTGGAAGTGCATTCACTTGAAGCGGCTAGTAAATTGGCTGAGATACAATCACGTGCGCATCATGACAATTTAGCGACCAAGAAATTAGAACATGAGATAAACAATGCTAAGGCTAAAGACAAAGAAGATTGACGAATTAAGATCTAATATAGCGTTTTATTTAGATGAATTAAGTTATGGAATAAAAAATGATAAACGTGATTTTGATCACATGGAATATATTAACTTTTTTATGCTGGATGTAATAACATCTTTTTATTATTCATTGCAAAATGTTTCGAATAACAAAGAAAGGTTTTTGTCTAATTTGGATGAAATCGCTTTAGGATTAAGGAGAAATAAGAATGACGACTAAATACAAAATCAAATTAAACGATCTTGAGCGATCTGGCGGAGTGGAAAGACTAACGCGCGACGGATTTAAACGCGTCGATATTACGCGTGCAATTCATAAAGAAATGCAAGGCGCTCACCGATATGAGAAAGATAAGGTTGTTGAGAGGCTTTATAATCGACGTGAAGTAGATTAGAGGTAATCATGCCCATGAAATCAAAGAAGCAACGAGCGTACCTTCACGCTAACAAGCCTGAAATTGCCAAGGAATTTGAATCAAAAACGCCAAAAGGTAAAAAATTACCATTGCGCGTTAAGAAAAAGGCTTGCCGTAAATGAGCAATGTGATTCACGTCAACTTTGGTTGTGATTGCGACGATATCAGCAATGGTCTTATGCACTTGGATGCAGCGCTTGGTTATTTCATGTCAGTAAAAGACGTGGAATTACGACGAAAGTTAGAAATTTATGCTCATCATGCACTTATAGCTTGTGAGCGAACTTTGGGTATAATAGAAGAATAAGGTGACAAGCCTCTGCTATGTGAGTTTACAGTAACTTTACATATCATCGCTCAAATCGTCACCTTCTTGAAAATAGTCACTATTGACTATCTATAATACTAATGTGACAATCAGTGTCATTACGTTGCCATACGATAACCTGGCCGAGTCTTTGCGCGATATGCATTGTTTATCTACGGTGACACCGAAAAAAAGTCTATAGAAGGTTAAAAGATGACTAAAGATTTAGAGACTGAAATTCAGGCTGAGGTAACACCTGACGAGCAAGCTTTAAGTTCGGAACCTGTTGATGAACCGACACCATTATCGAGAGATATTGTGTCAAAGATTGTTGAAAGGGAACGTGCGAAAGCTTACGAGAAAGGTAAACAAGAGGCCATTATGCAATTACAACAACAGCAAATACCGCAACAGCAGCCCGAAAACGGGATGCAACAGCAGCAACAGGCGCAACCCATGCAAGGGCAAAATATTGGTGGGATGCAACAAATGTCGCCGGCGGATATTGAGCGTTTGATTGCAGAAAAAGCCCCTCAGATGCTCCAAGAGCAAATGCAGCAGCAGCTTCACCAACAAAGGACTCAACAAACCGTTGATTCATTTGTTGCAAAGATGCAGGCGGCAGAGGCCAAGCACCCTGGATTAGAAGCTAAGCTTAACGATTTAGACTATTCGACATTGGCTCCTGTTGTTCAGATGGCCAATGAGCTTGAGAATACAGGCGATATAATGAAGGAACTGGTCGATAACCCTGAAAAGATGTCGAGCATTATTCTTTTATCGTATACGCAACCTAAATTAGCTCAAAAAAAGCTAATGGACTTGAGTAATTCGATTAAGACAAATCAGCAAGCTTTGGCGGAAGAAGAGCAGGCTCGCGATCCTATGTCACAACTTAAACCTTCGACGAATGCTGGAGTGAATGACAGCGCAATGTCGGTGGCTGATTTTAGAAAGATGTTTAGATAGCCAATAGTATCGATGTTGTAATGCTGTTATTCAAAAAATTCACATTTTTTGGAGTGTTACAACATGCCCGTCCCAACTAATACTTTACAGACCGTACAAACTTATCAAAAAGCTGAGCTTGCTTGGTTATTGAATAGCTTTGTCGGCATTTCTATTTCTAATAAGAAATTCAAGAACTTTAACGACTTGGTCGCTAATTTAGGTGATAGTGTTACCTTTGATTTGACACCACGTTATATTTCCTATAACGGCCTTGTTATTACTGAACAACAATCCGTTCAGCGTGTTCAGACCTTAACTTGCAGTCAAGCAGCTAACGTTTCAGCAGCTTACACTGACCAACAATTCATATTTAACGTTCGCGATTATATGGATAGGTTCGGTATGGCTGCTATGAAAGAGCTCGGATCTTTGGTGGAACGCGATATTTTGCGCAACATAATTTCAGGCGTTCAGATTAACGATCCACAAAATGGCAGTTTTGGTGATTTGCAAACAAACTCAGGCCCATTCCGATTCTATGGTGATGGTGTTAGTCCTATCAATAGCTTTGGCCAATTGGCTCAAGCAGTAGCTAACTTTGAAGACTTTGGTGCGGCTACTCATAAAATGTGTGCCATTTTGCCAGTCGCAAACATTCCAGCCATTGTTAACAGTGGTTTGAACCAATTTGCAATGACTCGAAACAACGACCTTGCATTAAAATGGGAGCTGGGACGATTCTCCAATACCGATTGGTATGAATCCAACTTATTGCCTATTCACACAGCTGGTGTTATTGGTGATGGTGCCGCCCCTGCTAACGTGATGAGCGTGGCCTCTACTAACGACGCTACTGG